ATATGCTGTTCCAGATGACTCCGATTTAGCTAGTACTATACGAAAATCTAAAATAGGCGTAGTGTGGCATACTACTTATAACGGTAGTACTATTGCCGACCTTTCTGCCTCTTTTGGTGTGGATTCAAGTAAATTTACTAAAACAAAAAATGTTTGGTCTGAAGATGCTGGTTTGGATTTAGTTAATCCAAGTATGACAAAATCTGAAGTAAAAACAATTGAAGGACTTATAGCTAGAACTAAAGGTGCTTTAAAAGCTACGGGAAAATTTCTTAATGTATTAAAGAAAAATGTTAAGGATAAGAATTCTGTGCCTTACAATTTAAAGGTTTTCTTTAATACAAAAATAAGAGCAGGATTAAAATTAAAAGATACTAAAAAACTTCATAAAGACTTTGAGAAGTATTATTTAGATAAAATGGCAAAAGAAATAGCAGCAAAGAAATCTGATAAAGGTAAAGCAAAATATAAAGAGTACGAGAAGGAAGCAAAGAAATTATTTAAGAAGTATGACAAAGAAGTTTTTTTTACTTTTGCTACATATTTAGGTATTGCGGATGCAAAAGCAATGATAGTTAAACAATTAGAAAAAGTAAAAGGAATTGGGACGTTCTTAAGAGATGAAGATGGATTTAAAGTAACCGCACCAGAGGGATATGTTGCGATTGATTCTAAAGACGGCAGTGCTGTTAAGTTGGTTGATCGTCTTGGTTTTTCACATGCTAATTTTACAATAGCTAAAAATTGGGATAAATAATATGATATTGACACCACAAATTTATAGCGCATTACAGGACGTTGTTAATGAAGCAATGGGAGTTAATGTTTGTGAAAGGAAAGTTATAGAAGACATACATAAGGTGTATGTTGATAATATTAAAGAGAAGGATAATAACTGGGAGGAAATATTAAAAGGTAATGACTACTATTGACACTGATAGACTGTTTAGAGTGAGATCAAGATTTTGCGCAAGGTGTAATGCAACTTTAAGGTATCAATGTGAGTGTAATCCGAGAGATGCAATGGCATGGCAAAGAGAAAATATATTTCATATGGGCAAAAGATATAAAGGTAAACGGGCTTTAGAATATTGCAACGAGGAGATAAAGATGAAATCATTTAAAGAAGTAATTAACGAAGAAGAATTTACTAGCAAGACTTTTGGGTCGTATAATCGATTGATTGGAAGTGATCATTGGCATGAGAAAAATTTAACAAAGAAATCCAAAGACCTTCAAAAGAAATTTAAAGTGAAAGTAGGATCAAACAATAGTGAGAAAAACGCGTCGTCTCGAGCAGTGCTTTCGGGCGCACGAAATAATATTATAAAATTTATGGTAGCAATGGGATACGCCAAAAAAGATGCAGAAAATGATATCTAACACAGGAGACAGCAAAAGATGAAAACATTTAAAGAAATGACAGCAGGACAAAAAGCATATCGAGAGTTTTTCGATAAGAAGCTTGCTCAATGGAAAGTTAAAAGTCCAGCTGAGCTTTCTGATGAAGATAAGAAAAAGTTTTATAATGAAATTGAAAAAGAGTGGGATAAAGATAAAGACTAATGCTTACGTTTAAGAACTTCGCATTAAAAGAGGCTATGGAAAAAACAGCGGTTTTTGCCTTTGGTCGTATGAATCCGCCAACGACTGGACATGCCAAACTTATTAAAAAAGTAATGAGTGAGGCGTTTACCGCTAAAGGTGTCCCTATGATTTATCCATCTAAAACAGAGGATAATAAAAAAAATCCATTAACGTTTAAAACAAAGGTGGCAGTTCTTAAAGATGTCTTTGGTGATATTATAAATACTTCTAGAGATATCAAAACACCATTTGATGTGTTAGATAAGTTAAACTCAAAAAAGTTTGTTAAGGTGATGTTTGTGGTTGGTAGTGATAGAGTACAAGAATTTGAAAAGAATATGACCAAATTTGTTAAGGAAAAATTAACAAATATTAAAGACTTCACAGTAGTCTCCGCAGGTGAAAGAGATCCTGATGCTGAGGGAGTTACTGGTATTTCCGGTTCTAAGATGAGAGAATATGTAACAAAAGATAAATTTAAAAAATTTGCTGATGGATTAATGACCAAAAATACTAGATTAGCGAAAAAGGTTTTTAAAGAATTGCAAAAAAGAATGAAATAAGAACGTTTAATTCACAAGGGAGGAAGAAGTTATGCATCCGCATTTTTGCAAAGTATTGTTTTTCGTGATGGGCTGGGGTATTGCTGGTTGGTTGTATCATTAATCATATTAAATTAATTTATTAGGAGAAAAAAAATGGAAGCAATGATTTTGAGTTGGGCAGAGACCCAGTCTTGGTGGCATATTGTATCAACGGTAGTTGTAATTGCCAATGGTATTACTATGACGCTGAAGGATAAGTATATGGAAGACATTCCTTTATTGGGAAAAATCTACCCTGTTCTTAATTGGTTGTCGTTGAACATTGGTAATAATAAAAATGACGCCACCACGAACGGTAAGTAATTATTTAACCAAAATACAATTATGGGTACGGGAGCAGCTTTGTCCGCAATGGTCATGTTGCTCTCCTACCGATATTGAAAGGAATGTTATGAAAGGAAAAATAGCAGCTTATCATTCTGGCTCTGGACAAGTTTTATCTGAAGGTCATGCATATAATTTTCATATAAATATTGTACAAGGACAGATTACAAATGGTACTGAAGTTGAATTTGAAGTTAATGAGAATGGAAAATTAAAAGTGATTTATGGAAATGGTGCTGAACCTCAGCGGGTTCCAAAAATCAAAAAAGAACGCAAAAAACCAAAAACAGTAGGTAAAATGTTTTTAACAGAGGAGGAATTCGAATGAGTTCATGGGGAGCAACAACGACCGATGAGGCAAAACCAAAGTATTTAACAGACGTTGAAAAACGTGATGTATATGCAACGACAGCTGGATGGACTGCTGCGGCTGGTGGAAATCCGGACGGAGCTAGAGAAGTATTAGTTGCTATTAGAAATTTGTCAGGTGGAACAGCAAATACAGCAAAATTGGCTGCTGCTACTGTTTCTTCCGTTAACTGGAATATCGATACGTTTGATAAGTCAGCTGGTGGAACATTATCAATAACAGTAAATTACAATGAAGCAGTAGATGTTGTCACAACTGGTGGAACACCAACTATGGCAGTAGCAGGAACAGGTGGAAGAAATCATGTACTAGATTACTCAACAGGAACTGGTACAAACCGTTTAACTTTTATCGAGCCTATAGCTGCCGCTAATGCTGCAACCAATGCTGATGATGTATTGTCAGTAGCTGCGCAGAATATAACATTAAATAGTGGTACGATTCAAGATAAGGGCACTTCTACTAACGCACAAGTTGCAGTTAGTGCTGCCCAAGGTACAGCTGCAGGAACAATTACAGTTGTTGCATAGTTTAGTGGATTGCCACGTTAAAAACAATATAGGAGATATGGCTGATGAAAAAGCTGTTATTTTTATTATGCTTTTTATGGATCAGCGACGCTCAGGCCATTGAACCGAAAGTTCCACAAGCAGATACTATAGAAGTAAATGAAATAATTGATTGGGTTCCAGAAGAAGTTCCCCGCACAGTAACTTTTTATATAGATACTGATGGGGATGGATTAACCAATATTAGAATTGCATATTCATTGATTGAAGCTTTACCATGCAAGACAAATTGTGTGCATGTGATAACGGATAATGGAGATCATTGGTTACTTCCAGCACCCGGTATAAATTATTATGTAATAAAAGAATGGATTATGTTTAAATATAAAGATGATGAAGAATGGCGCGGTGAGCATACAACCTCTGATTGGATATTTTTATATCCAATGTATGAGGATTGGTATGACAAAAAATTCTTGAAATTATGGCCAGATATGGCACCATAAAGAATGAGGGATTTATGAGTATGAGATTTGAACAATTGACGAATGGTAATTATATGATGTATGCATTATTACATTATGATAATCCCCATTGTAAAGATATTCAAGAATTTTTTGAAGATGTCAAAAGACTTCATTATATTCGTAGACTGTTTAAAAGGTATAAGGATGATAATATTTTAAAAGAAAGATTAATAATTAATCATCTTGTTACCTTTTATAATGTTTTTGAAAATAAAGCAGCGACGCGAATATTATTTCATAGAATAGAAAAGAACTTTCATTCAATGTTAAAGACATTCCTAATATTTTTAAATAGGATGCCTACTGACCAATATGCTGACATACCATTAGACGATGAAATAATTACAAAACTAAGGGGAGTTAATTAATGTCGGGCATTGTCGATACCTACATCACATATAGAATTATTACCACACTTACCATGGACTGGGATGAACAAAAGGCCTATGAGTATGGTATTATTGATAAGAAAGGTAAAGTATTAAGGAAGTATAAAGAACTAAAAGATCGAAAAGAAAAGGATTCTTATTCAATATTAATTCGTTTTATTTTTAACTTGAAACGATTAATGGAAAAGATTCCGGGTGGAAAATCTAAGATTGGTTCTTATGCTATAGCTGCATTAGTGTTTCTTCGAGAAGAAGCAGATGATGAAAAATTAAAGAAACTTATTTCCGAAAGGTTGGACTATGAAAAAGAAAAATGAGGATGCCCCTGTAAATTCTACTGGTCCTGCTGTTCCGGGTACTGGTTCTGATGTAGCACATTGGAAGAAGAAAAAGAAGAAAAAGGTTTCTGATGTAACAAAGAAGTATAAGGATAAGAAAGATTCAACTTGGGATTCAACTTGGGAGTCTGTTGAAGCGCCTGTTGATGTTCCTGTAAAGGCACCAGTAATTGAACCTGATACTACATTTGCAAGTATGCCAGTATTTAAAGTTGATGGAAAAGATTTTGCTAAGTGCAGATTTGGTAAAACTAAATTTTCTAGATGGTCAAGACATATTGATACAAAAAGTAAAATTGGTTTGAGAATTTATAATTATGCAAAAAAGAATCCAAGCAAATCAATTATAGTACAGCATCAAGATTCGGGACATATGTTATATTTGAGAAAATATAGAAGTCCTAGTGGTGGTAAATCTGGAATCATGGTTAAAAAAGGAGATAAGAAATGATTGGATCAATCATAGGTAACGCTTTAGGACTTGGTTTAAAAATCATGGACAAGGTGGAAAAGAATTCTGATAAAGCAAGTTTTGAGGAATTCAAAGCACGAAAAAAAGAAATGGATAAATCATTAGGGGATACTGATGTAGAAGGTATCGACTCAATGTTTGAATATTTAGCCGAAAGAGCCCGTGGTGGAAATACGGGACGAAAGGGATAATATGAAAAACATAATGCTGGGATTTTGTTTAATAGTTTTTGTTGGTTGTGCAAACAGTAATGCATATGAAAGACCTACAGTGAGAATTGTTGGTGAAGCTCAAATGACCAAGCTACCGAATGGTAATTATGAAGTAACACCTAGATGGATTAAAGATCGGTTTAATGCCGAAAATTCCATGCTTAAGCAATTAGAGGACTGTAGAGAGGATGGAAAATAAGCCACCAAAACCAGGCATAGAACATCAATCACGAGCTAGCTGTGATTTGCAATCACGAGCTTCTGAAACACAAATACTTGCTTTAAGAAAAGATATAGAACACCTACAGTATGTTATTAAAGAATTGGAAGGGCAATGTATATTTATTAAAGACCATTTTTCAACAAAGAATAGCGAACGATTAGATGATATTAAACGCTTACATGAGAGGATGGATAATCATTTGCAGGGGGATGTAGAATTCCACGAAAGCGTCCGTAAAAAGATTACATGTAGATTTGATATTCTCGATGAACGTGTAAGGCGCGTAGAAAAATGGAAATGGGCGACTTGGGGTGGAATGGTTGTCGTTGGCGCTTTAATCGGCGCTTTATTGTCGACTTCCTCGCCAATTAAAGGCTTAAGTCTCATGTAATATTTTTCCTTGTTATTTCACATTTATTATGATATAATTGGACTATGGAAAATAAAAAAAGACAATCAAACGCTAGATGTGCTATGATGTTAATAGCTCTATCTGGCGTTTTCGTTTTTATAGGATTGTTAAAAATGATGGGAGTATTTTGATTGGGCATTGTTAAATTAGAACAATATGAATATAAATGTGAAGAATGTAAATATTCTTGGGTATTAACTAATCCCTCATGTAATAGAGCATATTTTTGTCCTAATTGTGGTAAGCAACAACCAATCATATCTTTGTTTGGTGAATACAAAGAAGTAGAATCAATACATTATAAACTTGGTAGTGATATGTAGTTTTGGGGGATTTGATGAGTAGCGCTTATATTGATGTGAAGTACATTAATTTATGTTCAAGTGGTTTAGATAAGTTTAAACAGAACAATACTAATCTTTGGAATTTTCGCTGTCCTATCTGTGGAGATTCTCAAAAGAATAAAAACAAGCGACGTGGTTTTATATATGAAAAGCAAAACAAATATTTTTATCGATGTCATAATTGTGATTTTGGTGCAACATTTAGTACATTTTTAGAAAAAGTTAATCCTGTTTTACATAAAGAATATATAACTGAAAGATATAAGGAGAAACAATATGACCCTCAAACCATTCTTCCAAAATTCAATTTTATTCCTAAATTCAATAATGTCTTGGCAAACTTGGAGCCTTGCTCACGACTTGCACAGGACCATCCAGTATACAAATACTTACAAGAAAGATTAATACCGGTTAACTGTTTTAGTAAACTTTATTTTTGTACGAAATTTAAAGAGTGGACAAATACTATTGTTCCAAATAAATTTCGATCATTAAAAGATGATACACCGAGATTGGTGATTCCATTTTTTGATGAAAATAATAACGTCATTGGTTATCAAGGTAGATCGTTTGATCCGAAGGACCAATGCAAATATATAACAATTAAACTCGAAGGAGTAGATAATTTAATCTATGGTCAAGAGCGCATAGATAATACAAAAATTAAATATTGTGTTGAAGGACCTTTAGATAGTTTATTTTTGCCTAATTGTTTGGCATCGGCAGGATTAAATTTTAAAGGTATTGTTTGCGACGTCATTGTCTTGGATAATGAAAGGAGGAATATCCAAATAGCAGATGCACTAAATAAAGTAATTCAAAATGGTTATAGTGTTTGTATATGGCCTGATAGTGTAAAGGAGAAGGATATTAATGAAATGATTATCAGTGGAAAAACTACTGATGAGATTGTAGAGATTATAAATCATAATACCTACTCAGGACTACAAGCAGATTTTCAACTGTCTCAATGGAGACGATGTTAGGAGAACACGATAATGCTTTTAACCGAAGAACAAACCAAGTATTATTTAACCGATATGATTAACCACTATGGAGAGAAAAAGCAGGACTCAGTAACTAGTGAAGCAGAATATAAACAAAAAGCTTTTGAAGATATGAAGATAGTATTATTTGGAGATGATTACGATGAAGACAGAAGAAAGAAAGTTGCATGAATATGGTTTTGTAAGACTTATTGATGTAATGGGTGATGATAATTGTATTGCAGATGCAGCTCGGGTTTCTTATGGAAAGGGGACCCGGACTGCGTCCGACAATAGAAATTTAATTCGTTATTTAGTTCGACATAAACACACCTCACCGCTTGAGATGGTATCTGTTAAATTCCATCTCAAACTTCCTATATTTGTAATGCGGCAATTAGTGAGGCATAGAACTGCATCTCTTAATGAGTATTCCGGACGATATTCTATTATGTCTGATGATTGTTATATTCCTGAACCAGATTATATTCAACCACAATCGAAAGTAAATAATCAAGGACGTGGTGGTGATATGTCTGAGGGATGGAGAAAAAGATATAGTCAAACACTTTATAGTGCAGTTACTAAGGCTTTCGTGGCTTATAAGTATTTGATCGGTAATGAAACAGTATCACATGGTGGATTAACAAGAGAGTTGGCAAGAACAGTTTTACCAGTATCGAACTATACAGAATGTTATTGGAAAATTGACTTACACAACTTTTTTCATTTTTGCAGACTGAGAATGGATAGTCATGCACAACAAGAGATACAAGATTATGCAAAAGTAATGTATGAGTTGGTAAAACCAAAAGTACCAATAGCAGCAGAAGCCTTTGAAGACTACAGCCTAAATAGTGTATCCCTTAGTAGAATGGAATGGGATGTAATAAAAAAACATCTATTAATTAATACAAATGTTCTTAATGAAACTGATTTTAATATGGGCAAACGTGAGTGGCAAGAACTAAAGGATAAAATCAAATGATAGAATATTTTTCAACACCAGACCATCAAGTAGCTTTAATGGCCAATATTTTATCTGTATGGGCAGCGTGGTTGTTTACGAAAAAACATGATTGGGGTGTATGGGTTGGAATGGTAGCAGAAGTTTTTTGGGTGTTGTGGATTTATGAAACTGACAAATGGGAAATATTACCCGTCGAATTTTTAGCATTTATGATTTATTTATATGGTTGTATTATACAAATGAGAGGGAGAAAAATTAGATGAGCTTACCAACAATTTACCAACAATTCATACACCTGAGTAGGTATGCTCGGTGGTTAGACAAAGAAGAAAGAAGAGAGTCTTGGGAAGAGACTGTAAAAAGATATTTTGATTTTTTCGAGAAACATTTAGAGGGAAAACCAAATGTAAAAAGAGATCGAAAAATCTTAGAGCAAGCCGTGGTAGAACAAAAAATAATGCCTTCAATGAGATCATTAATGACCGCAGGAGATGCATTACTAAGAGATAATGTTGCAGGCTATAATTGTGCATATTTAGCTGTTAATAGGCCACGAGCATTTGATGAATGTTTATTTATTTTAATGTGTGGAACAGGAGTAGGTTTTTCTGTAGAGCGCAGAGAGGTAGAAAAACTTCCTGAAGTTCCAGAAGAATTATTTGATACAGATACTACTATAGTTGTTGCTGATTCAAAGATAGGATGGGCAAAGGCATATAAAGAATTAATTCATATGCTATATTCTGGTCAAATACCTAAATGGGATACGTCTAAAATTCGAAAAGCGGGAGAGCGTTTAAAAACTTTTGGTGGTCGATCTTCGGGTCCTTTACCATTGGATAATCTTTTTCGTTTTACGGTTGAAACATTTAAATCATCGGTTGGTAGAAAGTTATCGTCGATCGAATGCCATGATATTATGTGTAAGGTAGCAGAGATAGTTGTAGTTGGAGGGGTGAGAAGGTCAGCATTAATTTCTCTTTCTAATCTCACAGATGAACGAATGAGGAAAGCAAAGTCTGGTCAATGGTGGTTAGATAATACACAACGTGCATTGTCAAACAACTCTGTAGCATATACAGAGAAACCAGATGTTAACATATTTCTTAAAGAATGGATGTCGTTAATTGAATCCAAATCGGGGGAACGTGGAATCTTTAATAGAGTGGCTGCAAAAAAACAAGTTGAGAAACTTGGTGATCGTAGAGATCCTAATTATAGTTTTGGTACTAACCCTTGTTCCGAAATTATACTAAGAGACAAAGAATTTTGTAATTTGACCGAAGTGGTTATTAGATCAGATGACACACCTACCACACTTAAAGAAAAAGTTAAGCTTGCAACTATACTTGGTACTTGGCAAGCTACTTTAACTGATTTTCGTTACTTATCAAAAGAATGGAGAACAAATTGTGAGGAGGAAGCATTACTGGGTGTATCATTAACGGGTATTATGGATAATCCATATACAAACGGTACAAAAGATAAACTTTCTCACCTCTTAAATTGCATGAAGAAAATTGCAATTGAAACAAATAAGAAAGTAGCAAAACAACTTGGTATTAATCCATCCGCAGCTATTACATGTGTTAAACCATCTGGAACTGTATCACAGTTAGTAGATGCGGCTTCGGGTATTCATGCAAGACATTCACCATATTATATTAGAACTGTGAGAGGAGATAAGAAAGACCCTATTTGCCAGTTTATGGTAGAACAGGATGTTCCACATGAATCAGATGTAACGAAACCAGAACATACATGGGTATTTTCTTTTCCTTTTAAAAGTGCAAAGGATGCTATATGTCGGCAAGATAGAACTGCTTTAGAACAATTAGAGTTTTGGAAGTTATATCAAGAAAATTGGTGTGAGCACAAACCTTCTGTTACTATAACAGTTAAAAATGATGAATGGATTGAAGTTGGGGCATGGGTATTTGCAAACTTTGACATGATATCCGGCATTTCTTTTTTACCACACACAGACCATACATATAAACAGGCACCATATCAAGATTGTACTAAAGAAGAATATGATGCCTTTGTATTACCAACAACAATTGATTGGAAGGATTTAGCTAAATATGAACACGAGGATCATACACGAGGGTCACAAGAATATGCTTGTACGGGTGATAAGTGTGAGATTGTCGATATAGCAACGGAGGCCAATTAGATGGAAGACGGTGAATACGAAACAAGATTTTATTGTGATGCATGTTCACATAATTTTTGTATGGAAGTAGATGAAGATATGCCAGAACCAAAATTTTGCATATTTTGTGGTTCACCGGTATACACACGAACAGAGGAGTGGAATGGTGAAGATGAATTTCCATTTGAGGTTTAATGTCAAAAAAATCTAAACAAAAAGGTAAGAGCTGGGAAAGAGATGTTTGTAATTATCTTTCTGAGCTATATAATGAATCGTTTATCCGAGTTCCCAATTCAGGAGCATATGTTGGTGGAAAAAATGAATTCAGAAAAGATTATCTCTCCGAAGAACAGATAAAGTTGTCGCGTGGTGATATCATTCCTCCACCGAAATATCCGTACTTCTTGGCTGAGTGTAAGAACTATGCAGAGTTTCCTTTTCATCAGTTAGTAACAAAGGGGCGAATTTCTTTACTGGATTCATGGATAGAACAAGTGGAACATGATATAACATCCCATGAGGATTGTTGGTTATTATTTATTAAGATTACTAGAAAAGGTACATATATATTATATCCAACACGTAAACTTGGGATACATTTAAATCATGGTGTGAAATACGGAAGTTATTGGTTTTGCGACATGGAGTATTTTTTCAGTTGTTATAAAGATGAACTTGATTTGAAATGGAGAAATTATGGTAGAGAAGCAGAAGAAAATCAATATAGCATTTAATGGTTTTGGTAGGATTGGTAGAAATTTAGTTCGTAAATTAATATCTGATACACGATACAATATTGTTGCTATTAATGCAAGATCAACGGTTGATGTGAGAGCACATCTGTTTAAGTATGATTCGGTTCATGGTAGGTATAAAGGAGACATTAGCTATGAATTGGATAATTTAATTATTGATGGACACACAATTCCAAATTTTGATAGAAGGACACCATCCAAATTACCTTGGGGTGAATTAGAAGTAGATTTTGTTATTGACTCTACAGGTAAATTTACAAACAAACATGATCTTGAACAACACATAGAAGCTGGTGCAAAGAATGTTATTGTAACATCACCAGCCAAAGATGTTGATGCTACATTAGTATATGGTGTAAATGAAAACGATTATAAAGTAAAAGAACATAATATCATTTCAGCATCCTCTTGTACTACTACTTGTTTAACACCGATATTAAAAATATTGCAAAAGAATTATGGTATTAAACATGGTACTATGACTACAGTCCATTCTTATACAATGGGACAATCATTATTGGATTCCTCCAATGCTGATTTAAGAAGAGCAAGAGCTGCCTCTACTTCTATTATTCCAACATCTACAGGCGCCGCACAGAATGTGGGAATTGTCATTCCAGAATTAGAAGGTAAATTAGATGGTCTTGCAATTCGTGTTCCAGTACCAAATGTATCTTTATTAGATTTAACACTTGAGCTTGAGACAGATACTACTATGGAGGATATTATAGAGTTATTTGAAAAGGAGAAAAAACTTCATGGTATATTATGTATTTCATATGAACCGTTAGTGTCTATAGATTATATTGGTAATTCGTGTTCCGCTATAGTTGATACCCTCGCCTCTAAAATGGTTAATAAACGCCTCCTACAATTGATTGCTTTCTATGACAATGAATACGGATATTGCTGTAGAGTGTTGGATTTAATGGCTTTTATAGCTAAAAAGCTATATAAACCCCCAACACCAAGTAAATAAAGGAGTTATAACTCCTTACTTTATAACGGGTTATAAAGCTGTTTATAACTAGTTATAAAGCTGTTTATAACTAGTTATAAAACAACAAGTTATACTGGCGCTTTTTCCGTGACATTCCTATCCTTGTGTGTTATAATAATAGTATATTTAATGAGAATGAGGATAATTATGAATTGGATATTATATGTAATGTTAACAGTGTCGGTGCAAAATTCGGCAATTCCTTTAGAACATAAATTTCAGTTATCATTTAATAATAATGAGCAATGTACTGAAATGAAAAAGGTGTTTGATGTTGGGGTATCATTTTTTCGTTTAGCAAATAAAAGTGATATCAAATATGAAGGTACTTGTAAACTAGTGGTGCTGGGTGAAGAAGGTCAAAGAACTTAATATATTATGAAAGGAAAAAGATAATGAGTATTTGGAAAAAGATGGATAATGATGGAGATGCATTTTTTGATGATGATGAAGAATTACGTCTTAACCACGAGGAATATGAACAGTGGTTAGATTCCTTAGAGGGTGACGGAACTGATAAAGAAAAGTATGATAGAGAAATGGCCAAGCAGGCTGAGTATCCTGAAGTGGTGGTTCAATCATCAAAATACACAATGACATATAGTAATAATTGAGGTGAGTATGATTAGTTGGATAGTTGAAGACTGGAAAAATAATAGGTTTAGGTTATTTTGTGAAACAATAGGTTCGTTATGTTTTATTAGTATTTATGTTTTAATGGCATGGCATGGTGATGATGTTTCTATTTTGAATATATTTTTAATTCAATTAGTAGGTTCAACATTACATATTATTAACGCCTATATGAGAAGTAGTCTTAATTTAATTGTTTTAAATGTGATAGTAATAGTGATTGCAATCTTTGGAATTGGGAGATTAATATGAAAAAGACAGAATATGATATAATGAGATGTCAGGATGGTGTTACAAGAGCGGTTCCAATAATAGATGGTTCTATGGTTGATCCATCTATTAAGATTATGGAAGAACAAAAGGCAGAAGAAATAAAGAAAGACGAAAAACCTAAACGCGTAATTAGTATCCAAGATCGTTTGCAAAGTAAAGTGGAAGATATGATATCCGCCGTTGAAGGAAAGGTGGATGATTTTATTGACAGTGGTTATAAGATAAAGTATGAAGCATATAACCACTTATTAGAAATTGGTTGTAAGGCGGCACATGCTAGAAAAATGAGACCGATGTATCTTGATTGTTATAATGAATTAGTAGATGTTTATAATAAAGATGATGAATATCTTATGGAAGCATGGAGTCATCTTAAACCAAAAGAAAGTAAGTTAATGATGGATTTGTATGGTACTATTTTAGATGATATAGATCGCATTATTAAGAATTCTACAGCACAGCGCAAACCACGTAAAAAGAAAACATTATCAGCTACACGTCTTGTTAATAAATTAAAGTATCAAGAGGAGTATCCTGATCTTCGATTAGTTAGTATTAATCCTGAAAAAATTATTGGGGCAAAAGAATTATGGGTATATAATACTAAGTCTAATCGTCTTGGTGTTTACCATGCAGAGAATACTGTTAGGGGATTTAGTATTAAGGGATGTACTATGCAACACTTTGATAAAACTGAATCGGTAGAAAAGAAAGCAGGTAAGCCAAAAGACACACTTGCTGTTTTGAAAAAAGGTACTTTGAAGAAAACATTAAATAATTTGAAAACGTCTGAAAGACCGTTAACGGGGAGGATTGGTAAAGATACGGTTTTGCTAGGTGTATTCTAGTGAAAGATAAATATATACAAGCGCATTTAGCTGTCGCAAGAATATATGGACAACTTTCAACAGCTGTTAGATTACAAGTTGGTTGTATCATTGTAAAGAATGATAGGATTATTTCTATCGGGTATAATGGTATGCCCTCTGGTCATTCGAATGTTTGTGAATCAGATGGCCATACAAAACCAGAAGTTCTTCATGCGGAAGCTAATGCGATAACTAAGTTGGCAAAATGTACTGAGTCAGGTTTAGATGCAGATATGTTTTGTACTTATGCACCATGTGTTGATTGCGCTAAGTTAATATTACAGTCTGGTATTAGGAAGTTTTATTATGAAGAAAGTTATAAAAATGAAAATGGTATTGAGTTATTAAAAAAGTATGGGAACGTAGACATACGACATTATAAAGGAGCACCATGATACTTCTAGATTTTTCAAATATTATTGTTGGTTCAATAATGGTCGCACATAAAATACCAGATGAGGAACGATTTGGTGAGGATTATATTCGTCATTTGGTATTGAATAGTATCCGGTCATATAGAACTAAATATAAAAGTCAATATGGCGAGATTGTTATTTGTTGTGATCAACATGCCAGCTGGCGGAAAGAACCTTTTCCATATTATAAAGCACATAGGAAAGCAGAAAGGACTAAACAAAAAGAAGAAAAGGGGATGGATTGGAAAGCTTTATTTGAAACAATTAATAAAATTATCGAAGAACTTGATACATACTTTCCATATAAAGTTATAAGAATAGATCATGCAGAGGGAGATGATGTTATTGCAGTGTTATCTAAATATGCAAATAATGACTTAAAAGAGAAAACTTTGATTGTTTCTAGTGATAAGGACTTCTCTCAACTGTATAAATATAAGTCTATACGGCAATATTCTCCTATGAAGAAGAAAATGCTTAATGGTATAGATCCATTTGAGTATTTGAAAGAACATATTATACGCGGGGATAAAGGTGATGGTATTCCGAATATATTGTCAGCGGATAATACAATGGTCGAGAAGATAAGACAAAAGCCAATTTCAAAAAAGAAAGTGGCTACTTGGATGACACAAAATCCACAGGTTGACTTTAAAGATGAAATGTTACATGGCTGGAATAGAAATCAAGTATTGATAGATTTTGAATATATTCCAACTAGTATTGCTGATGGGATCTTGTCGGAATATAAAAAAGATAAAGTATATCAACAAGGCAATTTAATGAATTATTTTATTACAAATCGATTGAAATATTTAATGGAAAACATGGAGGAATTTACAAGATGACACCAATGATATCTGAATTATTTGAAGAATTTGAACAATTGAAAACACGAAAGCAAAAAGCAGAGTTTTTAGAAAAGTATAAACAGAATGCTATGCTTAAAGCAGTATTGCAGGGTACATTTGACCCTAATATTGACTGGTGTATTGAGGTTCCTTCTTACACACCGGATGATGCTCCTCTAGGATTGAATCCTTCAACTTTGTATATGGAGATACCTAAGTGTGCTGTATTTGTAAAAGGACATCCTAAGAGCGTAGGTGTAAAACCAAAACGACTGAAAGAGTTATTGATTCAAGTATTGGAGTCTATGCATCCAGCTGAGTCCATGATATATGAACAGATGATGAAAAAGAAACTTAAAGTGAAAGGATTAACAGAGAAACTCGTATTAGAAGTATTTCCAGATTTATATAGAAAGGTATAAGCTAATGGATGAATCCAAATTAAACACGACTGTTAGATACAAAGCGAAAGGAAATAAGACTTTTAAAAAGTATGATGCTTTAGTTTTGGAAGCAGTTAAAGAAGATTATATTACTGTTGAAGTCAAAAGTATGTCTGATTCTCCTATAAGATTAAGTTGGAATGATCCAGACTTTACTGGAGATGTGTTTGGTAATAAATTTGAATGTTCATATGAATTCGAAAGGTCTTTTACTGCAAGAGCAGTAGTGACTTCGGATGGCGGGGCACCCTCAGAGAGAATTAAACGTAAAAGGAGTGGGTATCCAGTAAAAAGATGAAAGGGAATAATTATGTATATTTCAAAATCAAATCCTATCGTTCAAGCAATTCGAAGCGACGAAACAAATCTGTCTCGGGCTTATAAAGAACATCGAATAAGTTTGAGACAGTACTCTAGAACCTTTTTCCCAACTAAACATCTTATCACACGTTGGTTTAATATATTAAATGAGGAAATTTTTAATAATGAAGTACATCCTTTTTATGAGATTGAGATTATACAAAAAAAAGGATGTCATGCGGAACATATTCCGTATGAAGAATCAGATGGAAAGGTATATGGTGTCTTATCCATAGCCGATCGCTTTATTAACAAGAATGAATTTTTATTTACATTAGCACATGAAATGGTTCATCAGTGGCAATGGATGACTTTGAATAAAACAGATCATGGTGAATCATTTTTTAAATGGAAAAATAAATTTGCTAAGTTTGAAATACCTTTAGGAGTTAGTATATAATGCCATTATATGATTATGAATGTTCAAAATGCAAGACACGTTTTGAAGAGTTTCAAACTATTGCAGAAATGGATATACCATTAAAACGAAAATGTCCTAAATGTTCTACAAAGGGACGGATTTTACGTATTATTGGAAGTCCACGACCTATTGATCCAGTTTTTTTAGAAAACACTAAAGGCTTAAAGAAACCTACTAAAGCTTTTAATGAGAGGCTACATGCCATTAAGAAAAAGTATAATTCTAATTTTGATATTCGAGATTAGTGGATTGCCACGTTAAAAACAACAAAAGGAGTAGAAATGTTTTATCGAAAAATTATTGTCATAGCTGTGAGTATTTTATTATATTCGACAATAAGTAGTGCAAGTCATACACCCAGTACTCGGGTGATTGAAAAAGTTATGCCAGCAGTTGTTGAGGTTATATCAGAAAATAATTCTGCAAATCCAGCATCAGGTGGTTTTAAATTTAGACAAAAACGCGGACCTGATAAGTTTGAGGGTAATGAATCTACACGATCGGGGTCTGGTTTTGTTATTTCTAAAGAGGGATATGTTATTACAAATGCCCATGTTATATCAAATATAACTAATAATCGTGGTATTGTTCATTTGAGATTTAAAGATAACAAACAATATGACGCCGCTGTTATTGGTTATGATACAGAGTCAGATATTGCTGTATTGAAAATAAATAATCCACTTAACCTCCAATTTCCTTTTGTTGTTTGGGGAAAGACACCAGAAATTGGATCGCAATCTATTGCAATAGGTTCACCAATGGGTTTATCTTTCACGACAACGTTTGGATATATATCTGCTTTAAATAGGCATGTGCCTAATACGCCAAGTTATGTTCCCTTTATTCAAACTGACACTTCTATAAATCCGGGTAATTCAGGAGGACCTTTGTTTGATGACCATGGTGATGTAGTTGGTATTAATACTATGGTTATGACAAATAAGGGTGGAGGAGGAAGTATTGGGCTTGGATTTGCTATTGATGGTGATTATGCACAATATATTATTAAACGATTAAAAACAGGTGAAAAGATAAAACGTCCTTTTATTGGTGTTTTATTTCGTGAAATTAATAAAAAGGATATTATTAAGTTTAAAGAAAAATATGGAAGTTTAAAAACGGCATTTAGGTATCCAGAATTTGGCACTGGTATATTTATAGAAAAGATTGTTCCAAATGGACCTGCTTTTGGTATATTAAAAATGGGTGATGTTCTTTTAGAACTTGATGGCTCATCAATTCATCCTGCATCATTTGCAAGAGTTATCGTAAAGAAATCACCGGAGGATAATATAGTTTTAAAAGTATTACGTGCTGGAAAAACTATGATTGTTAACGTTATATTGGGATATAGAGAATCTACTAAAAAATGAAGCAGTTTAACCACGTGAAAGATATTGATGATATACAAGTCCCTCATCGAGAGGTAATGGATGGGAGAAGGGTATATGTAAC